ATGGAAGAATACGTCAAATGCGCCTTGGAGATCGTCAAGGCCCAGGCGTCCGTGCGCACCATGACCGACGAGGAGATCACCTCCATGGTGCGTCGCCTTGCCGCCGGCATCCGCGACATCAGCGGCGACGTTTTTGAAGGCGAAGCCGAGCAGGTCGTGGACATGGACCCCAAGAAGGCGGTCAAGGAAAAGTCCGTCACCTGCCTGGAGTGCGGCAAGTCGTTCAAGGTGATCACCAAGAAGCATCTGGCCACCCACGGACTGACGCCCGAGGAGTACAAGGCCAAGCACGGCTACAAGAAGTCCATGCCGCTTGTGTGCAAGTCGTTGCAGCGGGATCGTCGCAAAAAAATGAAGAATATGCGCCTGTGGGAGAAGAAGGGAAAAGTAGTGGCCTAAGCCGCCTTTTTCCGATAAAGCAGGGGCGCAAGGGGGCTGGGCGCGGTCCGAACGGACGCGCGTCCGTCCCCTTGACTGCCGAATGGCCGGCAATCCTACGATTAAGGAGATCGCACGCACATGGCTAAGACAGACATCATCGCCAAAATCCAGGCCAACGCCGGCATCGCCACCAAGGCCGAGGCGGGCAAGGTCCTTGACGCCGTCTTGGAGGCCATCCAGGACTCCCTGGCCGCGGGCGAGGCCCTGACCCTGACCGGTTTCGGCACCTTCAAGGTGTCCGAGCGGGCCGCGCGCACCGGCCGCGATCCCCGCACCGGCAAGGCCATCGACATCCCGGCTTCCAAAGCCGTCCGCTTCACCCCGGGCAAGACCCTCAAAGACGCCGTGAAGTAGTTTTCCTTCTGTCCGTAGGACAGCGAAAGGCCGCGGGTGACCGCGGCCTTTTTGTTGTTGCGCGCCGGTATCGGGCCGTTGTTTCGCCGTGGGGAAGGATAAGCAGCCGTTTCGATCCATGGACTCCTAGGATTGCGGGGACAGTCCCCAGGATGCGACCGCAACCAAGGAGAAACGCAATGCCTTTCGATCCCCGCGAATTCAGTGACAGCCTACGCCTGGAAACCGTCATAACTTCGGCTGAAATTGAACTGGAGAATTCTCTTGTATGTGCGCTGCACGGTAAGGCGCAGGAGTCTGATGATGTAAGGATGCGTGATCAACTGCGACAATATTTACCGAAGAGCGCTGATGTGCAAAATAAGTCGGCATGGGAAAGGTCAATATCGATCCCCAATTCCCCCAGAGGTGGATAGTTATCATAATATTATGAGAGTGGAAGGATGGTGAGTCACATTTCGGTTTATAGAGCGACTCGCCCCAGTGGGTGAGATGGATTATAAGCGTGGTCCTGGGAAGAGGATTTACGAGGATTTTGCCAATGTTGACTATGGCGCAGTTGCGCTTGGCTTTGTTCTTTCTGAAGAGGCTGCGTTGCGTGCAGCTGGTTTAGTGCAAATATTAGTTAACTAATATACTGTGATGGCGAAGAGGAATGTCGAGAGCGCGGGAAGCTGTGATAAAAGTCATGGGCTCGATTTTGTTGGAGAAGCTCCCTATGATGATCAGCCGAAGGCCCAGGAGATGATAAGGCAAGAGTTTCGACACTATAACAATTTATATTTAAAGGGAAAAGTACAAAAGGAAACCCAAAAAACGTTGCCGGAGAAAGTGGCAACGCGGCGGAATCATGTTAGAAGAAATGGATCGTGGTGGGGCGATATCGGATCACGGCAGGTGGGTAGGCCGGGAAGCATGCGGACGATTCTTTGAGGATGGTTGAGGACGGGCACGCCAAACCATTGAAGCAAACGACGGTTCCGTGCCTCGACAACGCAAGACAGCGTGCAAAACGACTCGCCTTCCTTGTGTCGTTTGAAATCGGAGCGGCCGGGCTCGCCGCCTGCATCATGGCGCTTAGCCCTCAAGACGAAAACCGCAGCCAGGCAAGAGCGCCCACGGCAAGGGCTGCGGCGATGATCCATTCCATGGAGTGGCTGGTAGCAGGCGGGTGCCGGGTTTGTCACCCTGCCGTGCCGCCGAGGTCCGTAGCGCCCTGTTTTCGCGTCCTGGCGGTCTGTCCGGGCAAAGTGTCATGGGCGGGGCCGGCGCCGCTCATATTCGCATTGCCCTGTATCGCCCGACTATTGTGTTTTTGCCGCCTGCATGGACTTTGCACCGTCTGCCGAGGGAAAGACGCTGTATCGGGCGCTAATGCGGTCGTTTTAGACGTGGCCGGGAGGTTTTCCCCGATCCTGGGGAATACCCGGCAGGCCGAGAGTGAAGGATTCTATTCCTGTGGCGGGCAGGCAAGTTGCGCCTGGATCAACTCGGGGCCGGGGGTGTCGGTGCTGGCGACATCCTTACCGTGCACTGAGCGCAAAACTGCGCCGAGTGTCCGGTGGGCTGGTGGCGCAACATTGAGCCGCGAGATCGGGTAGGCCGGACGCGGTTTTGTGCTGAAGGGGGGAGGTCACGGCAGGAGGAAAGTTATCCTTGCCCGGTGTGGGGAGTCAGGCAAAATGAGAAATGGCGTGGGGCCTGGATCGGGTAGGCTCAACGTGGGCTCAACATAGGCCGGCTGTGGGCTTGCGGGCGTTGGCCAGGCGCGCGGGACGGGCGGAAGGCAAGATGAGAAATCGGGCTGAAATGGGGGTGAAAATATCAGGCAAAGTGAGACAGTATGGAGGGCATTTACATGCCCGAGCCAAGAAGTATCGGATCACCGAAGGCGATGGGCGTAAAAAAAGAGCTAATAGCCCATTCTAACACGACAATCAGTTTACCCCGCCTCACCCACCGCTTGGTTCTGCCTCGGCGGCTCCAAGCGCCGCTTCAACTCTTGATTCTCTTTTTCCAATTCTTCCATGCGCTTGGCCATCGCATCCGCCTTGGCTTCCAGGTCGGCCAGCCGCTTTTCCATGTGCGCCAGCGTCCGCTCGCTCCTCACCGCTTGATGAAACGCGTTGATATTGCTTGCTAAAGCTGTCCGGTAAATGGTGTCGGACTCCAAGACTTCGATGGTCTTGGTGACCATATCCGACATCCGAAATTCCTCCTGCGGGGCGGTCAATAACGCCTCCGCAGGGGCGGGCACAGACGTTGGGGCCTCGGTCTCGGCTTCTCCCCGGCGCATCGGGCCGGTTCCGAAGAAAAGCCAATCAGCTAAAATATGATTTTTTTCCGCAACGAGTTCAATCCAACCTGATGGTATCTGCTGTCTTTTCCTTGCGGCGGTTATTGACTGGGGCTTGATGTCAAGAATCCTAGCCAGCTCGGAATCCTTTTGCACCCCGCACGCTATGAATATCCGTCTAAGACGCTCCTCAAATTTTCGAGCATCTCGGCCATGCTCGAAAATTTGCTCGAAAATCGGCGCGGCGTCTTTTTCTTTTGAGTTATCCATTTATAACACCATGTTAAGTGCTTGCGAGCCGCGCCGAAGCTAAAATTTGCTCAAAAATCAAATTCGAGCTTGATGGCTATAAAATTTTAGCTTAATCCTCTTCTCACGGGGTGACGACTGTCACCGTTACGAACGTAGCTACCAGGGCCGGCAATATTCCTCAATGTCCGGCGGCCCGGAAACTTTGGATCGGAGCACTCGGAATTGGTTGCCCACTCGCGACGCCTCAGCCTGCTCGAACTGGTCGAGCTCAATCCGGATGCGGACATCGCGGTGTCCATGGATCGGATCGTCCAGGCGGCCAAGCTGTCGCGGGCCGAAGCGGTGGATCGGCTCAATGAGGCCGCGCGGCGGTTCGGCGTGCGGCTGGCGGCCGGCAGCGCCAAGGAACTGGGGCTGGCCACCTTCGAAAAGTGGCTCAACCCCAAAGAGGCCGAATACGTGCCGAGCGTTCGCGCGCTCAATCTCTTCTGCCACGTGTTCGGCTCGGTCGAGCCCCTCGACATCCTGGCGCGGTCGCACGGGCTTGGGTGGCGGGTCATCGACGGGGACGACGCGAAGCTCCTGGAGCTGGCCCGCACCGAACGGGAGATCAAGGCGCTTCGTGAACGCAAGCGGAAAATAGAGGCGGAACTATGAAACGCGCAGGCAACAAGATCAAATACTGGATGTCCGAGAACAACCTCAAAATGGTTGATATCGAACGTGAAATCCAGATTTCACATTCGCTGGTGTCCGACACCATCCACGGCAAGCGCAACAACCGCCGGGTGTTGCAGGCCCTGCTGGACGCCGGCTGCCCGGCCAAAATGCTCGATCTGCCGGCGGACATGAAGGGCAAGCAAGCGGCGTAGCCGCCAGGGATTTCCGCGCCTCGCGGCGTCCGAGGGCCGAGCGGCCAGACCGCCAGTCCACCCGGCGCCAGAGGTAGAGCGACCCGATCGCCATCCCCTGCGGGGCGCGGAAAATATCACAGCACGAAGGAGGTAGGCGCGATGATTCAGGCAGAAATCGAGAGGCGGTTCGGGTTGGCGGTTGAGGGGTTCCAAAAAGCGCTCGCAGGCAAAGGTTCTGACGGATTTTACAGAGAGTTTTGCGTGGACAGGGTCAATCCGAACAGGATTCAGCGGACGCTCGAAGGGGCCATGGCCCGTTGCCGGTATGTCCCGCACGTCAGCGTGTCACTCAAGGATGGTTGGCTATTCGATCCGGCCATATATGCAACACGCGACTACTGCAAAGACGGGTCATACTGTGAGTTTGATTACTTGGGGATCGACAACGAGTGCCTTGTTGTTGTGGATTATCGCTGGGGCGACACAATAGATATCTCCGTGCGCGCCTTTCCTCTAAAAGTTATTTCGTCGATTTATGTAGGATATGAAGCGATGCTTTTTACATACAGCAACGAAAGAGCTTTTTGGTCGGGAAATCTTCCTGCCATCGTCTCTCCGGTGACGAGCGAAAGGAGGGTGATGCAATGAGCAGGCGAAAACGGATGGCCGGGAAGGCGGAAGAGATGCGGCAGGTTGCCCAGGTTTTGAGGCAAAACGGCCTGCCGGAAATGGCGGTTCGTGCGGCGCTTGTCGGCCTGTGCGGCGTCCAGGTGTTGATGGCCGACAACGGCTCTGCCTACAGGGCTACGAACCTGTTGACTCAATTTTTAGGGGAAAAATAGCCCCTTGCGAAACCGCCCGCCCCGCGCGGGCGGTCGTCGGACGGTGGCGCGTCCGGCCTGATGAGCAGCCAACAAAAGAGAAGCGCCTATGTCATGGTATCAACCAGAAGACTTGCAAATCATCTTCCGGGATTCAATCGACTCCCCGGAAGGGGTGTTGGGCGACCTTTTCTTTCATGAAAAGCTCAAACTGTTTTTTTGGAATCGTCTGATTCCGACATTTCTTCGCCGGCGTTTAGTGGGTTCACGTCTCCATGGATGGGTGGTCCGTGCTTAAGCAAAACGGATTTTGCGTAGGTGCGTCCATATGCGTCGAGGATGGATACCTTGATGCGTGGCGGATTTCCCAAGGCGACAATGTCTTTGACTTCCCCACTACAATGCTCCTGTCGGGATGTGCCTGGCGCGAGTTCTGCGGGGAGCACATCTTTCCATTGCCGTGGAAAATTCCAGTATTCCCCAATTGGAATTTGAGAACGCTCTTCTCCAAATACGCGACTCAAGTCAATGATGCGCTGTCCGACCTCATACTTCGCTTCTGGGTCAATCTGGAGAATCGTCCCATCCATGCACCAATTTATGGAGACAACCGAGTTGTTGCGAGCGGAACAGTTGGAAACATCCATGACGATGTCCACGATTTTGGCGCGCCTCGGCGGATCAATGGAATAATACCCCGGTTCCCCAGTGAGATCGGCATCGAAAAGATGCCCCGCCCGGGGAGTGATCAAAAGTCCCGGCCGCTGATGTCGGAATGTCCACACGGCATTCGTGGCGGCGATGACAAAGCCCAGAATCCCCAACGTGGCGGAAATTGTTTCAAAGGTCGTCATGGGATGACCGGCTCCAGGTCCCGGTAGGCAATAACCTATCAGGGGGCGCGGAACTCTATCAAGCGGACGGACGGCGGCACAATGAAAGACGCTTATACGACAAGTGAACTGGCTTCGGCTCTGGGATTGACGCCTCAGGCGATCAGTTCCCGGGCGAAGAAAGCCGGATGGGTTGTCGCCGAGCAGGCAGGGGCTGGCAAGGGATGGCGGGAAAAGTCCTATCTGACTTCCTCCCTCCCTGCCGAGGTCCAGGACGCCATGGCCGCCCACGAAGGCACGACTCTTCCCGCCGTCTTCGACGACGAAACGTCGCTCACCGAAGACCAACGGCGCGGGGCGTTGGCCAGGGCGGACCTCGTGCGGCTCTACACCGAGGCATTGGCCAAGGCCACGCGCAAGGGGCCGGCCGGAAAGGAATTCCTGGCCGCCTACCGGGCCGGCGTTTGGCCGAAGATCAAAGAGACCCTCGGCGACCGCGTGTCCGTCCAGTCCTTGGAACGCTGGAAAACGACCTTGCGCCGCACTGGCTCCGCCCTGGCCCTGGCCGACACGCGCGGCGGCGTACGCATCGAACCAGCCGTGACCGAGCGCCATGCCCAGTTGCTCCTCGCCCTGGCCAGACATCCCAACAAGCCGCGTCTGTCCCAGGTTTGCCGCATGGCCCGCGAGGCCTTCAAGGCCGCCGGCCTGCATGACTGCGCCGACATCACGCTCTACCGCTACCTGAAACGGTGGATGGCGAACAATTACGGCGAATGGGTCTACTCCCGGGAAGGTGCCAAGGCATGGAACGACAAGTGTTGTCCGTCCATCTTCCGCGATTTTGACAAGCTGGCTGTCGGCGACATCGTAGTGGGTGATGGACACGTGCTCAACTGCGAAATTTTGGACCCCGAGACCGGCAAGGGGGCCAGAATGGAGCTGGTGCTTTGGTACGACATGAAGTCGAACTTCCCGCTTGGCTGGGAAATCCTGCCCACGGAAAACACCTTTGCTATCGCTTCGGGGCTTCGCCGAGCCTGTCTGCGACTCGGAAAATTCCCCAAGTATCCCTACTTGGATAATGGGCGGGCCTTCAAAGGCAAATTTTTCACAGGAGTTGACCTGGAGCAAAGCGGCTTGGGCGGCATGTTCCAGGAACTCGGCATGGACCCGATGTTCGCATGGCCCTATCACGGCCAGTCCAAGACGGTTGAGCGTTTTTTTGAGACGTTTGCCGAGTTAGAAGTATGGGTGCCGGCATACACAGGAACCAGCATCGAGAACAAGCCTGCTCGCCTGCATCGCAACGAAAAACTCCACAAGAAGCTCTACGAGGCCGCCGGCGGTCGCCCGCTCACCATCCCTGAAGCCCATGCGGCCATTGCGATTTGGTTTGATGCCTATGCCGACCGTCCCCAGCGCGGTCATTTGAAAGGCAAGACACCTCGTGAAGTTTTCGAGGCCGGACGCGGCCCGGGCCTGACCGACGCCGATCTTGTCAAGCTACGGTTGTGCATGCTGCGCAAGACCATCCGCACCATCGACAAGGACGGCATTAGCCTTTTCGGTGAACGCTACTATCACCCGTTCTTGCATCATCTGCGGCATCCGGTGCTCGTGCGTTACGACGACCAGGACCGAAGGTCCGTACTCATCTACGATGAAGCCGGGAAAAACCTTATCTGCGAGGCTACGCCCAAGCGCAAAGTCCATCCTGCCGCCCGCCAGATGGGCACAGACGATGATCGGGCTATTCTGGCAGAGGAAATCGGTCTGAAAAAGGCCCTGGAACGGCAAGTCACAGCGAGTGCCCGGGAGTTTCTGGAAACCGTGGTGCTGCCGGAAACCCAGCGCCGCATGCAGCTCGTTGCCGAGCAGAAGGCGGCCCCGCCTGCCCTGCCGGAACCACCCGCCCCGAACGTCAAGAGCATCGAAGCCGCCAAGTCCGCGGCACGGGCCAAGCTCGAGGCCGCGCCGGCCTATGTGCCGCCGGCGCAGATGGCCAGCATCGTTACCGAACTCGACCGCTACGAATACCTTTTCAACGTGTCCGTCCGGGACGGCGTGCCCCTTCGCGAGGCCGACGCCGCCTGGATGGCTCGCTACGAGCAAACCGAGGAATACGCGGCTTGCGCGCGCCGGCGCTTCGAGCAGTTGCGCACGGTCTACGCGCGTCGCCGCATGGCCGCCAACGGGGGAGGAAACGCATGAAATCGGTTTTTGTGGAGACGGGCAACGTGACCGCATTCCGGCGGGCCGTGCTGACCGTCGAGGATACCGAACGCGGTCAGCCGGGCATCGTCGTCGCCTGGGGACAAGCCGGCCGGGGCAAGACCTTTGCCGCACGCAACAGCTACACCGAACGCGGTGGAGTGTTTCTGTCCGCCTGGGAGAATGAAACCCAGGCATCATTCCTGGGGCGTTTGTGCTTTGAGACGATCAAGGCGAAGGCCCCGCGCTCGGCCAGCGCCTGCAAAGTGAGCATCATCGACGCCCTGAAAACGCGCCGCGACCAGGGCCAGGTCGCTTCCATCTACATGGACGAGGCCGATCGGCTCGCCATCGGCCGCATCAACGACCTGCGCGACATCCACAACGAAACTGGTTGCGCCGTGATCCTTATCGGGGAGGAAGAATTGATCGGCCTCCTCTCCAACCAGCGCCGCATCTGGTCCCGTGTGACCCAGGAGGTGCCCTTTGGGCCGGTGGACGAGGCCGACGTCGCCGCTTTTGCTTTGGAGGCAGCCAATCTCGACCTGACGTCCGAGGCTTGCGCCATGGTCCGGGGCACCTCCGACGGCGACATGCGGCTTGTGCGCAACATGGTGCAGCTCCTGGAGCAGGCAGCCAAGGCCCGGGAAACCAATCGCGCCGACGCGGCCATGGTGAAAGCCATACAGAAGCAACGGTCCTGGAGGCGGGGATGAGCGGAACACTGCAACGCATGGCCTCCGAAGGCATCATCACTGCGGAAACGATCCGCTCAGCCATCGTTGGCCTGGTCGAGAACGGAGCCGAGTATGTGACTCCGGTTCTGGTTCGCGAAGCCCTGGGGTTGAAGGGGGACGACCCGCGCGTGCGCTGTGCCCTGCGCGACATGGTGAAACGCAGGGAGCTGGAGCGCATTGAGAAAGGCAAATATCGGTACAACCCGGCCGCCCGGGATGAAAGCCGCCGCGACTCCGAATTCTATCCGCGCATCTGGCGGGCCATCCGATCGGACAAGCCGGGCTTTACGCTCCAGGACATCGCCCTGGTGACTCGCGTCAGCTATTCGCATGTTCGCAAGTATGCAAATTTTCTAGAAGAGGCCGGCTATCTGTCCCGCTACGGCATGGCTGGCCCGCGTCGCAAATGGCGGGCCACTCGGCTTGCCCAGGACACGCCCGAAGCGCCCTATCCACCCCGGAAGATCAAGGACCCGTTCGAACGAGAAAAGAACTTGGCCTTGGGCTTGGTGCAGGCGTTCTTGCTGCGTGACCCCTACCAGCCCCTTGTGCGGGGCAAAATCGTCGAGAACTGCCGGGCTATCCTGGCCCGGTTCGAGAAGGAGGACCAGGATGCAACAGCTTAGGGAGGTGCTCGCCGACCTCATGGCCGTGGACGCATTGTCCGACGTCCAGGCCATCAAGGCGCGCGTGGTCGCGGCCCGGACGAACCTGCGCCAAGTGATCCAGCAAATGGGGCTGCCCACGGCCAGGGTGGTCGGCCTCGGTGAAAGCAAGGGGGTGAAGGCATGAGCGACGCACCGCAGGCGCGTGAAGGTTTCATGGAAGATGCCCAGGGGCGGCTGGTGCCCCTCAAGATGGTCAAGCCCATCGACCAGGCGCGCGACCAGCTCGTGCGCGAGATCGCGGGCAAGGCGGTCGCCCTGCGCGAGGCCATGCGCGGCTTTCGCGACGACGTCCTCGGCGACGTCGCGGCGTTTATCCAGCTCTCGGCGGAGCAATACGACGCCAAGGTCGGCGGGACCAAGGGGAACGTCACCCTGACCAGCTATGACGGCCGGTTCAAGGTGCAGCGTGCGGTCGCCGAGACCCTGGTCTTCGACGAGCGGCTCCAGGCCGCGAAGTCGTTGATAGACGAATGCATGACCGAATGGACCGAGGGCAGCCGCGACGAGCTCAAGGCCCTCATAAACGACACCTTCCGGGTGGACAGCACCGGCAGCATCAACACCGGCCGCGTGCTGGGCCTGCGCCGGCTGGCCATCGACGACGATCGCTGGCGGCGGGCCATGCAGGCCGTGTCCGACAGCCTGCAAGTGTCGGGTACGAAAGCGTACGTCCGTGTCTATGCGCGGCGTGAAGACGGCAAGTACGAGGCCATCGCCCTCGATCTGGCGGCACTTTAACCCCATTCAGCGGAGACAACATCATGACCAAGGCGGAACTTATCGAGAAGATCAAGGCGCAGCTGGCGGACAATCCCAACACCAAGCACATCCACGAAAAGACGGTCATCGCCGCCGTGCTCGACGCACTGGGCACGGTGGCCGCCGAGAGCTTGGCCAACGGTGGCGAGGTTCCCTTGTCGGGGCTCGGCAAGTTGAAGGCCAAGCAGCGCAAGGCACGCACGGGGCGCAATCCCAGGACCGGGGCTCCCATCGACATCCCGGCACGCATGGCGGTGTCGTTCGATCCCGGGAAAGCGCTGACGGACGTACTGAAATAAGACCCCATGCGAAACCGCCCCACGCGGGCGGTCGTCCGGGCATGGCGGCCCGGGCTTTGAAGATGCAGCCAGGGGAAATGCGATGGGCAAAGGCAAGCGTGACTGTGCAACATGCGGTTGGGGCGTGCGTTGGGTGCGCAGCAATTATGACGGAAAGCTGCATGGTCGCTGCCAGTTTGAACCCTCGATACCAGTGCCGAGGCATTATGGGTTTGCTGCCGGATTTGGCGAACAAACGCCGATGCCAACAGACTGCCCGGCATGGAAGAAGCCATCAGATGTCAACTATGTGCCGAAATGGAAAGAAGAATACCTCGATTATTTGCTACGGACAAAATCTTATTATCTGAAAGTAATTAAAGATGAATTGCAAAAAATAGAAGAGCAACGAGCAAAGATTATTGCTGAAGACCCAGAATTGGCGGCCATGCTTGGGTACATATAGGAGCACTATGCAAAATAAAAATCAAATAGTGACAGAGGACAACATGTTCGAACTGCTCTTGACCCACCAGCCGTTGCAGCGGCTTGAGCACATTGAAAAGCATGTTGCCGAGGCGCGCCGCTTGATCGGCGTGATCCTGGGCGACGGCCATGCTGCGGAAAGGTTCAAGGCCGTGTCCGCGCTCGCCACGGAATTTCGGATCATCCAAGGCGATGCGGAATGCGCCCTGTTCCTCCTCGGCGACGGCCAGGAGGGATAGTCATGGAATGGCGCACCATTCCCGGATTTGAGGACTACGAAGTGACGCTCGCCGGCCATGTCCGCCGTCGAGACACGCGGTACAGGGTCAGCCGTGTCGGCAGCCGGTATCGCCTGCGCGCCAACGGCCAACTCCACAAGATGCTGCCGGCGGAGATCGTGGCGCTTGCCTTTCCCGGCCCGGAAATCGTGGAGCGTCTTCGGGCGCGCGTCACGGAGCTGGAAAAGGCCCTGCGTCAGGTCCGGGAAGGCAATAAAGCCGCGACCGCGCCTGTCGCATCGCCGAAGCGTCCGCAGCCGTCCGCGCCGCCGGCCAAGCCGCAAGCCGCCGTCCGCAAAGAGCGCAACGCCGAACCCCGTGTCAAAGCGGACACGGCGAAATCCCCTCGTGCCTCTCGCCCATGCCCCCCCCAAAAAAAGCAGCCTGCCGCCTCGCAGCCGAAACATCACGGCGATGCGAGGCTGCGTGCGTGGATTCGGCCGGAGCATCCGATTTCGCAGGGGTGTCCCTGGCAGATGGGGGCGCTCCACGTGGATTCGGCCTGGGATTGGGCCGGAATCGTTTAGGGAGGTGACCATGTTCGCCAAGGAAGATCGTTTTTACGCAGACGACAAGGCCGTTCGTGGGAGAGCCGGGATTTTCGACCGGGCCAAGGGCCACCGGCTGGTATGCTTCTTCTTTCCCGACCCCAACGATGCGGAAGCCGCGCCGAAGATCGCCCGTGTGTGCGCCGACGCCCTCAATGCGGTCGTGACCGGACGCCAAGGGGGGGGGCATGCGGCCGGGTGACGTCGTCACCAGCCGTCGCCACAAGGGTTTGATCCGGCTGGTGGTCGTCTACACCAACGGCGGCGGCATCGGCAAAAAGCTCAAAAAGGACGGCACGCCATCCCGGCGGGAAGTGGTCTTCGGACCGGGAGACATCATGGCCGTGCGCCAGACCCTGCCGGGCTGCGGCAACGGCGGCAGGCCAAAGAGAAAGCGGAGGAAGGCATGTACCTTGAACGGGTAGACGTTCTGCCGCAAGGAACGCCGGTTTTCGAGGTCGAAGCCGGCTACAAGAACTGCAAGGCCCCCGGGCAGTATAGGGCTACCCGCTTCGACGGCAAGCTGGTTTGTCCGGGCTGCGAATTCCTGTGCGGCGTGCAGGCGGTATATCAGATGGCCCCTGGCGATAGCATCATCGTTCGCAAACGGCCCAAGCCAACCGCTCCCAAGAGGTAATCCATGGCACCACGTTCTTTCGTTCCTTGCGCGGCCATCTACAACATGCAGTCGAAAGTGTTTTTCGGCACGTTGTTGAAGGCTTCCACGCTTTCGTATGAGGCCGACAAAGACCTTCTTATCGAAATGTTCGGCCGCATCCTCGGCGGCAAGGCGGCGTCCTGGTCCAAGCTGTCACTCGGGCAACGCAACCAGGTGCTCGACGCCCTGGCCGCGCAGTGGCTGCCCGAGCATGCGGCCGTGGACATTCCGCTTCTCCCGAAGCGCCTGCGCGACTGGAAGAAAGGCGACAAGGCCGACGGCTATGAGCGCCTGGACATCCCGGCCGGCCCGCTGGCCCGGCAGAAGCGTTACATCCTCATGCTGTGGTGTCTGCTCGGCTACGAGCCCAGGAGCCTGGACGCCCGGGTGTCCAAGCAGTTCGGCGTGGAAAAATTCGTCTGGCTGACCGACCCGGCGGCCCTGGCCACCCTGGCCAAGGACCTGTGGAGCCGCTGTCGCAAGGCCGGCATCGATCCCGAGCCGGCCGAGGCCGGCGGCACGCGGCGCGCACTGGCATGACGCATGGGGTCGGACGAACGCGAGGCGTTGCGGGCCGCCATCCTGGCCCGCCATCGGAGCATCTACGCGTACTGCAAGGCAAGCGGCGTCACCAAGAGCGTGGTGCTGCAAGTGTTGGCCGGTCGCTATCCCGGCAACGTGGCCCGGCAGACGGCGCGCATCCGGGCTTCCCTGGCCGACACGCCGCCAGCCGTTCCAGGTGGCGAACCGCCGTCCATGACGGCCGTTTACGAGGCCCTGGAGCGCGTGGGTTGCGCCAGATGCCGGCAGACAGACAAGCGGCGTTGCAAAAGCTGCCGGGCGCTTTGGGAGCGGCAGGCGGCGGAAGTGGCGGCCCTGTATGCGGCGGCCGCGATTTCTCAAATTGGTTGATACGACAGGCGAGGCCATGAGCGAGAAACGCCAAAAAACGACAACGATTTTGCTCCGAAACCAGGGCAAGACGGTCAAGCTGGAGCTCTTCCCGGCCGCGCAATGGGGTGGTCCTGCCGACGCCTGCCGCGTGCGCTTGGACGGCTGCTGGCATGCCCCGGCAGGCGAGCGCCATGCGTTTTTCACGCCGGCCGGCTTGATGGGCGTGCTGTTTCGGCTCGTGGCCGATCGCGAGCCACTCCAGGACGCGCCGCAGCCGCCGTACCGGCGCGGCGATCGGGTGTCCGTGCCCACCGGCCGGATCGGGGCAAATGGGGAGCCGACATACGAAGGCACGTGGCTGGCCGGCGTGCCGATCCTGGGCATGGATGGCCGTTGGTGGGCACCGGTCGTGGGCCGCGATGATCCCGTGGCTCTGGACACCATAAGGGGGCACGTATGAGCGCGGTGTTTGATGATCTGCTGCAATTGTTGTCCCGGGGGTGGGCACCTTACCAGGGGCGCGTCGAGGGGCGTGTCTACGAGCGGCTGGGCTGCGCGCGGCCAAAGCGGGCCAGATGGCTGGTGTGTGACGGCAAATACGTCTGCCTGGGATGCTCGCGCCGGTGTTCTTTGCTCGAACCCGCCGGATTCGAGCTGATGCTTCCGGTGACCATCCGGACAAAATCTTTCGCCTATGCCAGCCTGCCGGCGGTTTCCGCCGAGGAGCTCCTCAAGAAAAAGGTGTTGCTCACCCTGCGGGACGTCGAGTTTATTTTGTCCGTAAGCTCCAGGACTGTTTACACATTGATCGAGGAAGGACGCCTGGAACGCCACCCCGATCCGCCCACCAGGATCACGGCCGAAAGCGTGCGAAGGGAGGTGGCGCGGCGCAGGGAAGGGTAGCGCCGCGCCGATGGGCATTATGGCGTTACTGGAGTGCGATCTTTACCGGTTCGGAAAAAACGCCGGTGGACAGTACCAGAAAATAAGGGTTCCCTTGTTTAGGGACTTCAAAAATAAGCGTTCCTTTCGTGGAGATTTTGGGCTGGCACTGCTTGAGAAAAAATGTCTTGCCTCCGGTCATCAGAAGGGCGTTGTCCCCGCGTTGCGAGTAGTCATATTCCGTCCCCTCCGTATCTTTAATTGTGAACTCGCTGCTGTTCAGAGAATGCGTTTCCTTGTCGTTGTTGCGTACGGTCATGTTGATCAGGAGAAAAACGCCGTCGGCTGTTTCGTTGACCATGCTGTTGCCGATTCGCTTGGCGTATTTCACCGAATCGACGACATACGTGAAGTTCCCGGCGGCCACATCCATTCCCTTCTTGAACTCGGGTGTTGTGGGGGCCTTCGTTTCCATCGGGGCCGACTTGGCGGGCTTGTTCTCCGCAGCCGGCGCTGGGGGTGTGACCGTGTCTGGTTTGGATTCGACGGCCGAAGCGGGAGCGTCGCCCATGGTCGCGGCCGGCGTGCGCGGGGCTTCCGAAACGGCGGCGGTCTGGACGGCGTCTTGTCCTTTGGGTGCGGCCGCGCCGGCGGCCAGGCCAAAGACCACCATGAACAACATGTACCAGCCGATTGCCCGCAGGCGGGTGCGCTTTGCACCCCAGCGCAACACCAGTGTCGGTTTAATGAGGCCCAGGAAGATGCAGAACATGGACGCCAAAGAGAGGAGCGCGAAAATCGCGTACACGGAATGTCCTCCGGTTGGGGTGATGACCGCTGGTCGCCTGACGCATGATAGGGAAGCTAATACAGGGAGAGAAACGCATCCTGTCAAGGGTGAAATGTTGAATTCCTCTCTCGATGCCACTCTCCGCTCTGTCCCTATCCCCGCGATGGGGCGATCTCCGGGCCGTCCCGGCCGCAGAAAGGATTGACGACCCGATGCTATGGTCGCTAATAGTTGATTTACGATATCGCAAGGAGCCCATCATGCGCTACCGACATTCCCTCGCCGCGCTCCTGGCCATGCTCATGCTGGCCGGCGCGCCGGTGGCCGCCCTGGCCGCCGCATCCTCCACCCCGCAGTCCCAGGACGCCAAGCTCTACGACGCCTCGGGCCGCTATCAGGGCCGGGTCACGTCCGATGGCCGTGGGCAGGCCAAGACGTATGACAAATCCGGTCGCTACCAGGGCAAGGCCGTGCGCCAGGGCAAGACCGTCAAGCTCTACGACAAGTCCGGCCACTACATCGGCCGGGTAAACGCCCGTTGAACGGATAATCCGCAAGAAACCGCGCGAGACCGTGCGCGGTGTGCTATATAGCCCTCCTTGTCCGCCGCTACTGTGGCGGACATGAAACACCTCCGATACCCCAAGGCGCTCATCGCCATCGTGCTCCTGCTCCAGGTCGCCGGGCTCCCGGCGGCCTGGGGCGCGGAGCGTGTGTATCACGAATCCGTGCCCGCCGTGGTGGATCATGTCCACGACGGGGACACCCTCATCGTGGCCGTGCCGTCCTGGCCGGCCGTGGTGTCTCCCATCCAGGTCCGCGTGGCCGGCATCGACACGCCCGAACTGCATGACAAGCGGCCCCAGGTTCGCGCCCTGGCACTCATGGCCCGGGACTGGGTGGCCGCCCATCTGCCTTCCGGCGCGACAGCGACCCTGCGCCACGTGCGGCGCGACAAGTATTTTCGCCTGCTGGCCGACGTGGACGTTGTCGTGGACGGCGAGACCCGCGACCTGGCTTCGGAGCTCGTCCGGCGCGGACTGGCCCGGCCCTATGACGGGCAGGGAGGCAAACCATGGTAGCGCCGGGCGCGCAGAGCGTCTTCTCGCAGTACGTGGACATGCTGGTCGGCATCCGCGCGGAACTGGAGCAGCTCCGGAACGAGGCACCGGCTGCCGCGCCGGCCCCCGCCCCGGCTCCGAGCCAGGACGATCTGGTCATAAGCATTGCCGGCAGCTACCAACTGCCGGCCATTATCGTGAGAGCCATGGTCATGCACGAGTCGGTGGGCGGCGTCCCGCATGCCGCCCGGTTCGAGCAGGGATTTTATGACCGCTATATCAAACCGTTAAAAGATGTCTCACGGCCGACGGGCTGTTCGGCGGCCACCGAGCGCATCTTACGCGCCACGTCCTTTGGGCTCATGCAGGTTATGGGGCAGACGGCGCGCGAACTGGGCTTTGGGGGCTGGCTCACAGAGCTGACGGTACCGGCTGTCGGCCTCGAATGGGGCTGTCGCTATCTGCGTAAAATGGCGGACAACTTTCTGGCTGATGGCGGGTGGCCCATGGTCATGCGCGCGTACAATGGCGGCCCCGGCGACAAGGGAAATCTGGCCAGCCCGTATCCTGGCCTCATCCTGCAACACATCCCGGGCGGCGTCTGGCCCGATTGATAAGGAGGCATCATGTCCGAACAAGCTCTGGTTCAGGCTTCGCCCACCCCGCAGGCGCAGACTGTCAATCCCGCGCCGACCAACCCTTTGGAGGTCGTACAGGCGGCCGCCACGACGCTGGTGCAACTGGTCGAGTCGCTCCAGGCGGCGGCGACGCCCGCGCCCGATCCGGCTCCCACGGCTCTTCCGGTGGTGGCTCCCGCGCCGCAGGCCCGGGAACGCATCGAGGAGGCCATCGGCTGCCTTGCGGCATCGCCGGTGGTCCGTAAATCGCTCGCCCGGTCGAGCCGGCTGTGGACCATGGTCGGCACGGTGGCCACGTTGCTCGTGCAAAATCCGCTGGGCCTGAACCTGTCGCCCGTGACCCAGGTCTGCGTCGCGGGCGTGGCCGCCATCTACATCGCCGGGCGCAGCATCCTGGGCGACACCACCACCGGAGCGTGACGTATGGATCAATCCCTGGCGGCGACCCTCCTTAAAATCCTGTCGGCCATGGACGCGGGCTCGCTCTCGTTTCTGCTGGCCCTGGTCACGCTCACGCCCATGGGGCTGGTGCTGCTCATCGTGGTGTTTTGGCAAGTCGAGGATCGCCGCCGGCGGATCGATCTGGCACGGTATCGCGAAGATATGGACCGCATCCTCCGGGCGTATGGGGACGATCTGCGGCAAACCACCCAGTACTACGAAGGCAACGTCAAGCTGGTCACGGCATACGAGACGTTGGCCAAAAGCCTGCATGACCAGGTGGTGCTGAATACCCAGGTGATGCAACGGATGGTGGATGCCATTTGCAGCAACCAATATTGCCCCGCAGCCCGTATAGCCAAGGGGGACAGCCCCATGAAGGGGGTGTTTTAATGGACCTTGAACGCGCCGCCATGGTCGGCCAGCGAACCGAAAAGGAACTCTCGGCCAAGGGCCTGGCCATCAAGGCGTCCGGCCTCCGGGACTCGCTCCGCTTGAGCTTGCTGCTCACCATCCCGGTCGAGGCGCTCGACGACGAACGGATCGCTTCCCAGGCGCTGGAACTGGCCGAAACCGTCATCGGCCTTCGGGCAATCCTGGCCGAGATCGCGGTCATCAACAAACACCTGAGGGCCTGATCCCATGCCCGCCGTGGCCGGTCGCCGCGAACACCCCATGGAGACCGTGGAGCGCGCCGAGGAATTGTGGTGCGTGGACGGCCTGACCCTGGCCGACGTCTCCGCACGCACGGGGGTGGCCACCTCGACCTTAAAGAGGTGGGCCGAAAAGTACGGCTGGCAGGCCAAGCGCGACGATATACGCAAGGCGCTGGCTTCCATCCGCAGGGATACCATCAAGCTCCGCGCCAAGCTCATCGCCAATTGCCTGGACTCCATGCAGGCCATGGACGCTTTTGCAGTCGCGAAGATGGAGGAGGTCGCCCTCAAAGCGGCAGAGCTGGCGGACAAGCGGGCCGAAGCTGCGTCGGCGACGGCCCCGCCCATGCGCGAGATCGCAACCGAAGCCGACGCCGTGGCCGCCCTGGAGGAAGCCGTGGGCCTGCGGCTCAACGCCATGCTGGCCAGCCCGGACAAGGTGACGCTTTCCGCCCTTCGCGAGGTCAAGCAGGTGCTCGATCTGCTCAAGGATATGCGGGCCGCCGCCGGCGCGGCCGCCAAGGACGGAGCCTCGAGCCAGGAGCGCGGCATCACCGCCGCCACGGCCGAGCACATCAACGAGTTGCTCGGGGTGTAGTCATGAGCGGTCTGCTGCTCCCTTATCAGAACCGCTGGAACCGCGATGCGACACCAGTCAAGTTCTGCGAAAAATCCAGACGCATCGGCCTGTCCTACGGGGACGCCGCCCAGTCCGCCAAGTTGGCCGGCCTCATGAAAAGCGCCGGCGGCACGAATACCTATTACATCTCCTATAACAAGGAAATGACTGAAACCTACATCAAGGATGTGGGTTCCTGGGCCAAGGTGTTCAACTTGGCTGCTTCGGATTTCGAGGAAGTGATTCTGAAGGATGAAAAGGACATCTTGGCTTACCGCGTTCGGTTCGCTTCGGACAACCAAGTGGTGGCCCTTTCCGGCAGCCCCAGGAACCTACGGTCCAAGCAGGGCCGCATCGTCATTGATGAAGCGGCATTCTGCGAGGACTTGGAGGAGTTGCTCAAGGCGGCCATCGCCCTGACCATGTGGGGCGGCAGTGTGGAAGTCATTTCCACGCACAACGGCGAAACCAATTCCTTCAACAACTATATCCTGGACATCCGGGCCGGGAAGCTGCCGTACAGCCTGCACCGCGTCACCCTGGACGATGCCCTGGCCGAGGGCTTGCACCGCCGCATCTGCCGGGTGCGCGGGCTCACCTGGTCGCCCGAAGCCGAGGCCAAGTGGCGGCAGGAGCTGATCGACTTTTACGGCGACGGCGCGAATGAGGAGCTCTTTTGCATCCCTTCCCAGGGCTCGGGCACCTACCTCACGCGCCAGCTCATCGAATCGTGCATGTCGTCGAACATCCCGGTGCTGCGCTGGTCACCTCCTTCGGACGATTTCACGGACTGGCCCGAGGAACGCCGCCATCGGGAAATGCGCGACTGGCTCGATGCCGAACTGGAGCCGATCCTGGCCAACCTTCCCAGGGATGCCCGGTCGTATCTTGGCGAAGACTTCGGCCGCACCGGGGACCTTTCGGTCGACTGGCCGCTCCTCGAATTGCAGAACCTGGTCCTGGCCACCCCCTTCGTGCTGGAGTTGCGCAATTGCCCATTCCACCAGCAGGAACAGGCACTTTTCTTCATCTGCGACCGGTTGCCGCGCTTCTCCGGAGCGGCGCTCGATGCGCGCGGAAACGGCCAGTACCTGGCCGAGGTGACCCGGCAGCGGTACGGCCCGGACCTCGCCCAGGAGGTGATGCTCTCCGAGTCCTGGTACCGGGAGCACATGCCCAAGCTCAAGGCCGTCTTCGAGGACAAGACCATCCTTGTTCCGAAGGACGCTCCCATCCTGGACGACCTGCGCGCCTTCAAGGTTGTGAGGGGCGTGGCCAGGATTCCCGACAAGCGCACCGGGGAGAAGGGCGAGAAACGCCACGGCGACGCCGGCGTGGCCGCCGCCCTGGCCGTGTTCGCGGCCAAGTGCATCGACGCCGAGCCGTTCGAGGTCATCACGGCCATGCCGCGCCAAACGACAACGCTTTTCCGGGGGTGGTGATGGCCACGGGCATTTGGATCAACGATCGGGAATTTCTGGAGTTCGGCTCGGAGGCGGCCTTTTCGGGCATGCTCGGCGAGGTGGCGGTGCGCGACTCCTGGACCAGCTTTTTAGGGGTGCTGCCCGATCCGGACCCGGTGTTGCGCAAATCCGGCGAGGACGTGCAGGCGCTGGCCGATCTGTCCGCCGACTGGAAGGTCACGTCCTCGATCCAGGGCCGGAAGCTCAAGACGCTCAACAAGCGGGACTTCCGCTTTGTCCCGGGCCATGCCCAGGACGCCGAGCCTACCCCCGAGGCCAAACACCTGTGTGACGATCTGGTGGCCGACCTGGAACGGGTCAACCTTTATAACGTCTTTTCCGGCGTGCTGGACGCCCCATACTTCGGCTATACGCCGCTGGAGCACCTCTGGCGGCCGGACGGTTCCGGCGGCCTACGCCTGCGCGACTTGGTCGCCAAGCCGTGGCACTGGTTCTGCTTCGACGGAGAGGGACGCCTGTGCTGGCGCGGCGAGTCCGGCGTGACGGCCACGCCGACGCATCCGGCTAAATTCACGCTGGTCCAGCACTTCCCGACGTTCGACAACCCCTATGGGCTGCGCCTTCTGTCGCGGTGCCTGTGGCCTGTGGCGTTCAAGCGCGGCGGCATCGAATTCCTCATGCGTTTCGCGGAGAAGTTCGGCCAACCGTGGGTGGTGGGAGAAGCCCGGCCGGCAGCGCAGCCAAAAGAAAAACAGGAGATGGCCCAGGCACTGTCCGGCATGATCCGCGACGCCGTGGCCGTGGTGTCGGGCGGTTCCAAGGTCACGGTCCACGAAACCACCGGCAAGGCCGGCGACCTGCATCCTGCCATCATCGACCTCTTCGATGCGGCCATTGCCCAGGTGCTGCAAGGGCAGACCCTGACCCAACAGGTGGGCAAGACCGGCAGTTTCGCCGCCGGGAAGGTCCACTACGAGGTGCTCGCGGACTACGCCGCCGCCGACCAGACGCTTATTGAAACGGCCATGACCGATCTGGCCTGGACCTATGGCCAGGTACGCGCCCCGGGGGTGTTGACGCCGGTTTTCGAGTTCGTCACCGAGGATCGCAAGGCCAAGGCCGAGGAGACAAAGGCGCTCCACGGCGTCGGAGTACGGTTTACGGCGGTGTATTTCGAGCGCCGTTTCGGTCTGGCCCAGGACGAATTCGTCGTGACCTCCGGAACCGACCAGGATGAAGTCGGCACCGTCGCCCCGGCCTTTGCCGCGCCGTCGGCCCCTGCTGCACCCCATACCGCCGCGCAACAGGCCGTGGAGGAGCTGATTGCCCGCAGCCTGCCTGCCGGCAAGGCGGCGCTCACGGCGATGGCCGGCGAGATCCTGGAGCTGGTGGCCAGGGCGGAGACGCCCGAAGACCTGGAATTGCTCCTGGCCGAGGCCTGCCCGGACCTGGGCGGCGATCTGGAAACGGCCCTGGAGGCGGGGCTCCTCGCCGCCGACCTGACCGGGCGCTATGCCGTCGTGAAGGGGCCGGACCGTGCTTGAACCGCTGGTCGAGGCCAAGCCCCTGCCGCCCAAGGAGGCCATGTCCTTTTGGGCCGACAAGGTGCCGGTCACGAAAAGTGAGTGGAATGCCCTGACGGACGAACAAAAGGCCCGGGCCTTCGTGGTGGCCGGGCTGGCCAAGGGGGACTTGCTCGATGCGGTCCAGACCTCCCTGGGGGAGGTGCTGCAAGGTGGCCAGACCTTCGAGCAGTGGAAAAAGACCACTGCCGCCCAAGGCTTGGCCGGACTGGGTTTCTCGCCCACACGCCTGGAAACTATCTTTCGGACCAACCTGCAAAGCGCCTACCAGGCCGGCCGATACGCCCAAATGCGGCGCGTGGCCCAGGACCGGCCGTACTGGCGCTACACGGCCGTCAACGACTCCCGCACCCGGCCGACCCACCGCGGCATGCACGGGTTGGTTTATCCGACCGATCATCCGTTCTGGGACACCTATTATCCGCCCAACGGCTACCGCTGCCGTTGTTCGGTGCAATCCCTGTCCGCCGACCAGGTCAAGGCCCGGGGCTACGAGATCGGGACCGACATCCCGGAAATGGTCACCTACAAGGACCCGACCACGGGGTTCCCGACCGAGACGCCGCTGCATCCCGACCGGGGCTTTGTCGGCAACGTAGGCCGGGATTGGTTCGCGAGCCTGGCGCCCGAGGAGCTCGACGCGGTCATCCGGCCGCTGGCCACCCGGACCGTATGCCGGGACGGCGGCGCTCCCGCCTTTGCGGTCTCGGGCGACGCCTGCCGGCCGCCCCTGGCCACCCTCGACCCCAGGCACGTGCTGCCCGTGGCCGAGGGGGACATCCTCAAGGAAGGGCTGGCACCGGAGGCCTACGTCAAGGCGTTCCTGCGGGAGTTTGGCATCAAGGATATCGAGGCGTCAAAGGTGTCTGTGCTGCCGGGCGTCAAACTACCGGTGGTCATCGGCAAGGGCTTTTTCCTCGACAAGCGCTCAGGGGCGTGGAAGGTCGATAAGTCGGGGCGGGCACCCTATGTCCGGCTGCTGGCCAGGACATTGCTCAACCCTTACGAAATCTGGAATGTGCCGGTCGAAATCAACGGCAAAAGGTCGCCTGAACTGCGTTTGATCCGGCTTTTTGCCGGTCCGTCCGGCCGGATCGGTGGCTATGTCGTGTTTTCTTTGCTGCGAGGGCGGCGCGCCTGGACGGCGGCCACGGCCTACACGCCCAAAATAGAAGTGAGCGAGGCCGTCATGCTGCGCTATCTGGAAGACCACCGAGTGGGTACGCTGTTGTATCGGGAGACGTAAAGAGTATCGCGGGTGCTCCTGGGTGGCAGGCCCCAGGAGCGAACGGCCGTCTCCCAATCCCCCTGCCGGGGCGACTGACGCCATTCGTCCCCGCGATGAACCGGTAAGGCGCTCGACTGAGCCGGATCGTCGAGCGGACGCCGCGTCCCCTGATCCCTCCCCGGTGGGGCGGCCGTGGCATCCATGTCCTCTCGGCTATGTCATTATATATAGACCCCAGCCGGCCGGGGTCAAGCACCGTTAAACCGTCTTTAGACCTATTCGTCCTGCCTTACTCCACCTCCCCCGTCTGACCGTGACCGGCTCGCCGCGTGCGCCCGTGAGTCTTAGACCTATTTTAGACCTAGGATTATACCGGGATTATCCTACTCCCCCCCCTGCATGCGGCCCGATGTCGCGGGAAACGCAAAAACCGCGCGAGACCGTGCGCCGTCGCGTAGTCCCCCCTCACTCCTCCGGGGCATAGTCGCCCCCATGAAAGCCCCTTGGAACGAAATCGCCCGGGCCGGCACCTGGACCGCCATGTCCGGCCAGTCCGTGACCCTGACCGAGGCCGACCTGGACCGGATCGTGGCGGGATTCAATCCCGCCGATCCCGACGGGTCGCCCTTGGTCTTCGGCCATCCGAGCACTGACGACCCGGCTTACGGCTGGGTGGCTGGGCTGCGCAGGGATGGCGACCGGCTGCTGGCTCAGTACCGGGACGTGCCGGAGTCCGTGCGCGCCCTGGTGGCCGCCGGTCGGTATCGCAACGTCTCGGTGAAGCTCAGTCCGGACAAGGGGAAGCTCATCCACGTGGGTCTGCTGGGGGCCGTGCCCCCGGCCATTCCGGGGCTTGCCCCGGTCAAATTCGCGGCCGGCGACGGCCCGACCATCGAATTTTCTGGAGGGAACATGGACGAGGTGGCGCAGCTCAAGGCGGAAATCGCCCGGCTCAAGGCCGAAGCGGCCGGCGGCGCGGACAAGGCTCGCATCAAGGAACTCGAGGGCGAACTGTCCAAGACCAAGGAGGCGTTGGACAAGGCTACGGGCAAGGCCAAGGAGTCCGAACAGGCCTTCGCTTCCTACCGTGCTGCCGAGGCCGACAAGGCCCGGGAGACCCGCTTTGCCGCCCTGGTCTCGGCGGACAAGATCCTGCCGGGCGAGAAGGCCAAGGTGCTCGAATTCGCCAAGGCCCTGGCCGCCGTGCCCGGGGACATCGAATTCGCCGCCCCGGACGGTCAGAGCGTGAAGGTTTCCAAGGAAGAGGCCTACTGGCGCGAACTGGAGTCGCGGCAGCCCCAGGGGTTGCTCCACGAATTCGCCGCGCCAGGGACCACGCAACGCCAAGCGGGCGGCGCGATCCCGGCCGATCTCGCCAAGCACGTCTAAGGAGCTGCCAGCATGAAAGCCCAAATTGGACGGCTGTCCTACGACGATCAGCGCGCCCGAGGCACCGGCCACGATCCAGTCATCGTCTCCCGTACGCTCGCTCCCGGCCTGGGCGCGTTGTCCGCCGGCCTGCTTCTGGCGCACAGCCCCGAAGGCGCGGTCCCCTATGAGGAGGTCGCGGCCGAAGCCCTGGGCATCGGCGATGGCGCGCTCAAGGATTTCGCGACGACCCTGGCCAAGGCTCCGATCCATCCCGGCACCCTGGCCATAACCGACGGCGTCGAGACTTTCGCCGACGACGGCTGCGGCCGGCTGGTCGGCAGCGCCGGCGGCACGGGCGTGATCGACTACGCCACCGGCGACGGTTCGGTGACGTTTTCCGCCGCCGTGGCCAATGGCGTCAGCGTGGCTGCCTCCTACGCCCGCCGGTTCGCCGGCGTGCTGGATGAGCCCACCGACACGGCCGTGTCCGAATCCGGCCTGGTCATCATCCATGGTTCGGTGCGGCTCGATGTGCTCAAGCTCGGCCTGGCCGGAGCCGCGCCGTCCCCCGTCACCCTTTCGCGCATGCAGGACGCGGGCGTCTATCCCGCCTAAGGAGCGCATCATGTTCAATCTTCGCGGCCTTTTCACGCGGGAGGCCATCATCCGCTACCTGACCTCCCTGCCGCTGATCAAAACGCCGGTCATGGACATCGTGTTCCAGGACCGGCCCCAGCACGGCCTGCCCGTCCTGGGTGTCGATGACGTGGCCTTGGCGGCCGGGCCGTTGCCCGTGATCCGTCGCGGCGCGCCGTCCATCCCGGCCGTGTCCGAGTCCGGGGCCATCGTGACCTACGAACCCATGCCCATCCGGCCGCACAAGTTCGTGACAGGCGCGGACTTGCTCAATTTGCAAATGCTGCACGGCGAGGGGCGGGAGGCCTGGGCGGCCCAGAAGACCGACTTGTTGCGTCGGGCCGTGCGGCTGACCACCGAAGCCCTGTGCGCCCTGTCGCTATCCGGGGGCGTCGCGTGGCCGATGGCCCTGGAAAACGGCGGTTTCGAGACCTACGAAATCGAATACGGCGATCCCCTGTCGGTCGTGCCGGGCAAGGCCTGGGACGCCCAGGGCGTCAAGCTGCGCGACGTGTTCGAGCTGCTCACCGGCATGCAGGAGCTGCTCCAGGACGGCGGCTTCGGCGGCACGGTGGAAATCTGGGCCGGACGCGCGGCCTACGGGGCGCTGTTCGCCATCGCCGAAGCCTCCACCACCACGGCCAAGCTGCGGGTGGAGATCACCGAGGCCGGCATCAACGTCGGCGGCTTCCTGGTCAAGCGCCGCTCCGAGCGACACCGCAATCCCCAAACCAAGGCCATGGTCCCGGTCATCCCGGACAAGATGGTCAAGATGATCGCCATGGATGCCGGGCACAAGCTGCCTTACTGCGCCCTGGACGATCTGGACGCCAAGCTCCAGCCCATGCCGTTTTTCGTCAAGCCGATCCCGAAGAGCGATCCCAGCGGCTACAAGCTGGTGGCCGAATCCAAGCCGTTCCCCGTGGTCAACGTCAAAGGCATCTGCGACGCCGTGGTCGTCGCCTAGGACCGCGCCATGGCCGCCTACTGCGACACGTCCGACCTGCGCGACTACCTGCTCGGCGAGTACCTGGACGCCGCCGAAAGCCGCAACACCGGTGCCGTGGCCCGGCAAATCGCGGCCGTCTCGGCCGAGATCGACGACGCCCTGGCTCCGGTGTGCCGGCTGCCCTTGTCGCCGGTGCCGGCCACGGTGCGCCACGTGGCCGCCGTCATCGCCGCCTACCGCATCGTGGGCGAGGTGACGACCCTCGTCACCGAGGAGGGCCAGACAAAAAACGAGTGGATACCGTTGCAGGGCCATCACAAGCGAGCCCTGGCCCTCCTGGGAGCCATGCGCAAAGGCGAGCGCGGCTACGGCATCGATGCCTTCCTGCTGGACCAGGGCGGCGTGGTCGTCGAGGCCGGCCGGCCCCTCTTCGGTGACCAGTTCTGGCGGGAGCGGTTCTGACATGGCCGGCACCTCCTTCAAGATGGACCTGGGACCATTCGCGGCCGCCGTGGGCAAGGCGGTCGCGGAAATCTCCGACACCCAGCGACTGGCCGAGAATATCGGCGAAGCCTTGGTATCCGGCACGCATGACCGGTTCGAACAGGGCGTGGCCCCGGACGGCACACCCTGGAAGCCGACCGTGCGCGGAGGGCAGATCCTGGTGGACACCGGGCGGCTGAAAAACTCCATCGGCTACGAGGCGTCCCCGGCAATGGTCGTGGTCGGGACGAACGCCGAATACGCCTCCACCCACCAGGAAGGGGCGGAGATCAAGGCCAAGAACGCCAAGAACTTGAAATTCAAGGTCGGCGACAAGTGGGTGTCCAAGCCGTCGGTCACCGTTCCGCCCCGCCCGTTCGTCGGCATTTCCGAGGAAGACAAGCAGGAGTCCAAGGCCTGCGTCCTGCGCCACGTCGCCCGCGCCTTCGGCAAATGAGTATCAGGCAAAATGAGAATCCTGGCGGAAAGCATCATCACCCGGGCGGCCGTGGCCGCCGGCGTGCCCGAGGGGGCCGTCATGGCCGAACCGGACAAGCAGCGCGGCGCGATCCTGCCCAAACCCCGCCTGGAAATCGCCTGGCTGCCCGAAGAGCTGACCCGCGACCGCCGGCGGCTGGCCCGGCTGCCTCGGCCGGCTTCTCCGGTCGAGGACACGAACGCCGTCACGCGCTGGCTGCTCTACCTCCGAACCCTGCGCGGCCGGCTGACGCTACGCACCGAGGACGGCGACAGCCTGGAGACAATCTCCCTGGCGCTGTTGCTGGCCCTGCCCAAGCAAGTGGCCGACGCGGACAACAACCGTGTGACCATCGCCGCGTCCAAGGCCGTCCGGGGCGGCTTTTTTTCCAGGCTCGTCGAACCGCTACCGGAGCGCTCCTGCGCCATTCACGTGGCGTTCACGGGCTGCCTCTGCCGGGACGAAACCAAGCCATGGATCAAGGATGTCACGATAAACGACCCCATGACCATCAAAGGAGTACCGCGCCATGCCGGATGAAATCAGCCTGGACCTGCCCGAAGTGGGCGAATCGGCCCCGTTGGCCGCGCCCCAGGGCGAACCGCAAGAACCGCTCGTGGACGTCGAAACCCTGGGCAAGGACCTGCCCGGCTGGATGCTGGCCGGCGTCATGCGCCACCAGCGCTGGGCTCCGGGCAAGGCCGTGACCCGGTCCGCATTCGACAGCGCCGTCGCCGTCTTTTCGGGTCGGCCGCTGGGCGGAGGGAGGTAACATGGGCCAGCTCCACGATGTCTTTGAATATATCGTCGACGGCACCAGCGGCCTGGCCCCGGGCGACGTCTCCGGGCAGGCGCTGATCGCCGGCGTGTGCTCGGCCGGCACGGTCGGCAAGCTCTACTACCTGGGCAAATCTTCCGACCTGACCGGCCTGCTCGGCGTCGGGCCGCTCGTGGACGCCTTGCGCGACATCTTCGCGACCGCCGGGCAGGATGCCGTGGTGCTGGCCTGTCCCGTGGCCGGACAGTCCGGCGGCTACATCACCGACGTGATCCACGTGGGCGAAGGCCCGGCGGCCATGGTCTCGGGCGTGCCCGGCGGCAACGCCGACGTGGTGGTGCGGATCGCGACGGCCGGCGCGCCAGGCGTGGCCACTTACGCGTTGAGCCTCGACGGCGGCGAGACCTTTGCCGCCGCCGTGGCCACCCCGGCCAATGGCCAGATCCCGTGCGGAGCGTCCGGGGCCACACTGGTGTTGGGCGCGGACAACCAGGTCGCCGGCGACACGTACCAGTTCGCTGTGCGCGCCCCCATCGGCCCCATTTCCAAGATCGGCACCGGTCCCGACATCACGGCCTCCGGCACGCCTCTGGCCGCCGCCCAGGTGTCGCTGGTGATCACCTCCGGCGGGAAGCGCAACGAAGGACAATACCAGCTTTCCGTGGACGGCGGCGACAACTATGGCCTTTCGCGCACCATCCCCATGGACGGAGCCATCGCCGTGGGCACCTCGGGCGTCACCGTCATGATGCCCGCCGACGCCGATTTCGTGCTGGGCGACACCTACTCGTTCGAGGTCCTTGCCCCGGCCCCCACGGTGGTCTCCGTCATCGACGCCATCACCGTGCCGCTGGCCACGGTCGACCCCGAGTTCATTTACGTGGTCGGCCCGAGCGACTCCGTGGACTGGGCGGCGCTCGGCGCGCTCATGGACACCGAGTTTTCCAAGCACCGCCCGAAATTCGTGATCTGCGAGGCCCGGGAGCCGCAGGCCGATGAGGACATCGATGACTGGGTGACGGCCCTGGTGCAGGAACGGACCGGATACAGCCACCGGTTCGTCTGCGTGGTGGCCGCCTACGGGGAAATATCCGACCAGACGGGCCTGACCAAGCGGCGCAACTCCGCCGGCCTGGCTGTCGGACGCATCCTGTCCATCCCCGTCATGCGGGCGCTCGGCCGGGTACGCGACGGGGCCGTGTCGCAGCTTGCGTTGCCGTCCACCTACACCGAGTCCCACGTGGCCACGCTGGAAAACGCCGGTTTCATCCCGGCCAAGAAGTACGCCTCGCTCCAGGGCACCTACTGGGGCGAGGGCAAGACCTTGGCCGACGCCACCTCGGATTATCAGTGGATCGAGGTGTTGCGGGTGGTGTTCAAGGCGCTCCGCCTGCTCCGCATCCAGGCCCTCAAGTCGATGTACGACGAGGTGGGCGACCCAGTGGTGGAGGGCGGCGCGGCCGGGCTGGCCTATCTCCAGGGCAACCTGGAGATCGCGCTTGACTCCATGGTCAAGGCCAAGCCCCAGGAGTTGGCCGGCCACGTGGTCTACCTGCCGCCCAACCAGGACATCGTCAACAACGGCGTGGCCTGCGAGATCACGCTCATCGGCATCCCCATCATCCGCAAAATCAAGCTGTACGCCAGCTACGTCTATGCCGGCAGCGCGTTCGACCCGCGCCTGTCCGACACGGCCTCGGCCTAAGGAGGCATCACCATGGCCATCAACGGCAACACCTACGACTGGGAGTCCATCACGATCCAGGGGCCGCAAGGCGTCTTCGTGGATATCCAGGAGATATCCTATAAGGACGAACGCCCCGTCGAACCGACTTACGGCAAGGGCAGCATCGCCCAAGGCTACGGCCGCAAGAACTACAAGGCCACGGGCAGCCTGACCGTGCTGCGCACCGAATACGAGGCCTTGCGCCAGGCGTGCGGCGGATCGATCTACACCCGCCAGCCCGTGTCCATCACCGTGGCCTACGCCAACGACGATCAGGACACCACGGTGGACACCCTGCCCAGCATCCATTTCACGAGCCAGGACACCGGCCCCAAGCAGGGCGAGGAGAAGGTCGAAGTCAAAATCGAGTTCTCCATCCTCTCGCCCATCAAGTGGGGCGGAGTGCCCGCCTACAGCGACGCCGGCGCAACCGGCAATTAACCGCCAACCGCAAAAAGGAGCCTCCATGCCCGAGACCAACGCCACCACCTCCGCCTCCAGCGCCGCGCCCCAGGTCGCCGCCGCGACCGCCTCCGGCAGTTCCCAAGCCGCCGTGGCCGGCACGGCCAAGCCCCTGGAACTGACGCACACGTTCACGGATTTCGACGACGTGGAGCGGACCGCCACCTACCACTTCCGCCGGCCGTCCCGGCAGCAGATTTCCCGGGCGCAAAGCGCCATGCGCAAGGACGCCATGGTCGCCCTGCGGACGCTGTGCCTGGACTGCGTGGTCGCCGAGGAGCGGGACACGCTCAAGGCCGAACTGGAAAAGTTCGACGGCCTCTCCGGCACCTTCGGCAACGAGATCCTCGGCCGCGTGGGCTTCGGCGAGCTGGGAAAGTAATCCGCGCCGCCTCGGCCGATCTGGCCGAGGACGGCGTGGAGCAACTGGCCGTCCTGGTGCGGTGCTGGCTGCACCAGGACCCGGCCGACGACCTGGATGCCTTCGCCGCGCAGGCGGCCCGGGCACAGTGGATGGAGCGGCGGGTGTTTCAAACCTTCGCCGACATCATGGGCAAGGTCATGGGAGGCAAATAGATGGGCGACGCGATTTTTAGCGTGCAGGCGATCATGACCTTGCAGGACCTCATCTCCGACAAGCTCGCCGGCATCGGCCGCGCCCTGGCCGCCACCGGCCGCGCCGCCGAAGGGGTGGGCCTCAAGATGGCCGCCCTGGCCCGGGCCATGCTCCCCCTGGTGGCGGTTGCCGGCGCGCTTCTCTTGGGCCTTGGCGGCGCGACAGCCAAGGCCGCGGACTTCGAGCAGGCCATGTCCAACGTCAAGGCGGTCGCCGGCGCTTCGACCCAGGAGATGGCCGCCTTGCGCCAAAATGCCCTTCAGATGGGAGCCGACACGTCGTTTTCGGCGGTCCAGGCCGCCGAGGGACAGGAGGAGCTGGCCAAGGCCGGCCTCAATGCCAACGCGATCATCGCGGCCATGCCGGGCGTGCTCTCCATGGCCGCCGCCGGCGACATCGGTCTGGCCCAGGCCGCCGAGGCCGCCACGGACACGATGAAGACCTTCCACATGGAGGCCGGCCAGATCGGCTTCATCGGCGACGTCATGGCCGCCACGGCCAACCGGACGTCCACCGACATCGGCCTCATGACCCAAAGCCTCAAAAACTCCTCGGCCGTGGCCGCCAGCGTGGGCGTGTCGCTGCTCGACCTGTCGGCCATGATCGGCTCCCTGGCCGACCAGGGCATCAAGGGGGCCGAGGCCGGTACGCAGCTCAAGACCGCCATGCTGCGCATCTCGGCCCCCAACAAGGACGCCGCCAAGCAGTTGGCGTCGCTTGGCGTCGCCACTCGGGACGCCCGGGGCAACATCCTGCCCATTTTCGACGTGCTGGGTAGCCTTGAAACCAAACTGTCCGGCATGGGCTCCGGCAACCGGGCCGACATCCTCAAAAAGATTTTCGGCGACGACGCCATCTCGGCCATCAACGCCTTGTTCAACAAGGGTATCAAGCAAGTGCGGGCGTTCTCCGGGGAGCTGGCCAACTCCACCGGCTCGGCGGCCGAAACGGCCAAGACCAAACTGGACAACCTGCGGGGAGCCTGGGAAAGCCTGTCCGGCTCCGTCGAAACGCTGTTGATCCACCTCGGCACGCCGCTTCTTGCGCCGTTGACCAGGTTGACCCAGGGCGTCACCAAGGTCGTCAACGTCCTGGCCATGCTGGCCAACACCGAAGCCGGCCAGACCATCGTCACCCTGGCGTCCGGCGCGGCCACCCTGGTGGTCGTTTCGGCCGCCGTGGCCGCCGGATTGTGGGCGTGGTCCATGGCCGGCACGGCGGTGACCTGGGCGCTGGCCCCTCTTGGCACGGCCCTGGCGGCCCTTGGCGCGCCGGTATGGGGAGTGCTGGCTGTGGTGACCGCCCTGGTTGTGGCCTGGAAGACCAATTTCGGTGGCATGCGGACCACCGTCACCGAGTGGTGGGACAAGGTCGTGCTCGTGTTCCGGGGCGTGTCGGCCGTGCTAGGCTCCCTGACCGGCTCCACGGGTGAGCTCAAGGGGCAGTTGGCCCGGGACATCGAGGCCAAGGGCCTGCTCGGGCTGGTCACGTCCATCGGCAAGGTCGTCTTTCGTATCCGCCAGTTCTTCGTCTACCTGTGGGATGCCTTTCGGGATGGTACCAGGGATATCGGCAACATCTTCGCCCCCCTGGCCAGCGCCTTTGACCCCATCTTCAATGCCCTGGCCCCGCTTGGAGGCGTCCTCAAGTCGCTTCTCGGGTTGGGGGTGGACTCCAAGCTCTCCGCCTGGGGCGCGGCCGGCCGGCTGGTCGGCGACGTGCTCGGCGCGGCCATGCGCATGATCGCCCTGGGCATCCGCATAGCCCTGGTGCCTCTCCAGCTTTTCGGGGCAATCCTCGGTTTCGTGATCAGCTTGTTCAAGGGGGGGCATCAGGGACAGGCCCAGGCATTCAAGGAGAGCATCGCCAACATCTTCACCAGCATCTGGCAATCGGTCGAGGCCGCCTTCCCGGGTATCAGCGCGGCATTGCAACGGCTGTGGCTGCAATTTGAGATCTGGTGCGTCGGCCTGGGAACCCGACTTACGACATGGCTAGGCGATATGTGGCGCGGTGTCGGTGATTGGTTCGCCGGGCTCAATCCCATGGCCTGGCTCTCCAGCGCCTTCGCCGGCGTGGGCGAGGCGATCACCGCCGCCCTGGCCAGTGCGGGCACCTCCCTGTCCACCTGGTGGGAAGGCATCGCAACATGGTTCGCCGGCTTGTCGCCCGTGGCCTGGATCACCAGCGCCTTTGCCGGCGTGGGCGAGGCCATCTCCTCCGGCTTCGACCAGGTGCGGCAGTTCCTGGCCACCCTCGACCTGTCCGCCGCCGGCGCGGCCATCATGTCCACACTGGTGGCCGGGGTGAAGTCGGCGGCCGGCTCCTTGTGGGGCGCGGTCAAAGGGGCGTTTAGTGGCGTATCCTCGCTGATCCCGCATTCCGACGCCAAGGAGGGGCCGCTCTCCACCCTGACCGCCAGCGGCCGCGCCATCATGACCACCCTGGCTTCCGGCGTTACGGCCGCCGGACCGGGACTGGCCAAGGCCACCGCCACGGCCATGGCCGGCGCGGCCATGACCATGGCCATGCCCCTTGTCCCGGCCGTGGCCGGTCCGGACATGCCATCTCTTTCGGCCCCGGCTGCTTGGCTTCCCGAGTCCATTGACATCCCGGGTCTGCCCGACCTGACCGCCACGGCATCCTGGTCTTCCCTGCCGTTGCCGGACATCCGGCTTCCAGACACGACCTCGCCGGGCCAGATGCGCTCAACCGAGGATTCGGGACACGCGCCCGACCAATCCCGGCGCATCGTCATCCAGTCCCTGGCCGTAACCCTGCCGGGCGTCCAGGACGGCGAGGGATTCCGCCGCGAACTGCAACGGTTCGTGGAGCAATACGATGCCTGATTACGACGGCTTTCTCACTTTTGAGGACGGCGTGTTGTCGCTGGACGGGGAATCAATTCCCGGGGTGTTGGTCAACTCCAACATCCTGTGCGACGTTAAATTCGATGAGGCGCAAAGCGACCAGCTTTCGGGCAAGAAGAAAACGCCCATGGGCTGGGAGGATGCCGAAATCGATTTCGACTATGCGCTGCTGTCCGATGATGATGGTGATTGCTACGAGAAACTGGCCCGGGTCAACGCACTCTTCAAAGGGTACGGCGATTCGGCGGCCCCGAAAATTCTCACCCCCCTCAACCGGCATATCCAGGCCCGGGGCATCGAGCAGGTCGTCTTCAAATCGCTCGGCAGCCGGGAGACCAACAAGGACGACGTCATCGTCGTGTCGCTCCATTTCGTGGAGCACATGCCGCCCATCGTCCAGGCCGAGGAGCGCGTCGTCAAATCCGACCAAGCCAAGACCGCGTCCGGATCGGCCCCGAGCGTCAACCCGGCCAAGCAGGACAACTATTCGATCCCGGTGGACGTGGGATGATGACCGCGCCGGGCCAGGGCGCCGATCGGGGGGCGCGGACCATCGACGGCATCCGCCTGCATTTCTTCGTGGGTGGTGTGGAGTATCCGCGCTGCCCCCATTGCTGGATCGAGGCCCGGCGCGGCACGCCCTTGTCCCGGGCCGGGCTGGTCTTGCCCGACCCCCTGGGGACCGAGGCCAAGCGCCTGGTCAAGGGCGCTGCCGTGGATATCCGCCTCGGCTATCGCGGCGACGAGCCCGCGCGTTGGTCCGGCGCCGTGGCCTGGTGCCGGCCCGGAACCATAGACCAGATAGAAATCGGGGCGGCAGGCGGCGAGCTGGCGCTCTCCACCGCCCGCGTCACCCAGGCATGGCAAAACGAAACCCCGGACCGCATCGTCCGGCACGCCATCGAGGCCGCCGGCCTGACCGTGGGCCGCATCGACGCCCCGGCCGGCGTGACGTTGCCCCGGTTCATCGCCAGCAACATTTCCCCTTGGAACGTCGTCGAGCAGGTGGAGCACTCCTGCCGGCGCGCCTTCGGCCTGGACATGGCCGGCTGGCGGCTGTGGGTGGACGCGTCCGGAGCGGTCAACTGGGGCGACTTCGAAGACGATAGCGACCAGGGGTTCGTGGCCGCCAGCGACGGCAACCTCATCACCCATTCGCCGGCCACGGACGCCCGGGGGCAGGGCGTGGTGCAAACCTTCCTGGCCCCGGCGGTCTGGCCCGGACAGGCCTTCACGCTCAAGGACACCCGGCGCGGCACCAACCAAAAGTTGCGTGTGGTGGCCGTGCGCCACGACATCCGGGGCGTGTCCGCCCGCACCTGGATCACCTACGGGGTGGAGCATGCCAAATACTGATGGCGGGCAGGATCTACGCGAGCTTTTGCGCCGCGTCATTGAGCTGGCCCAGCCGAATCTGCGAAAGTACTTCCGCATGCCCCGCAAGGGCATGATCATGCAGGCCTACAAATCCGACGGCACCTATTACGCCGACGTGCAACCCTTGACCAACGACGGCAGCCCGGACCCGGACGAACCCATGTACCCGAAGCTCGACATCCCCGCCATCTGGGGCGGCCCCGCCCGGGGAGTGGTCTGTCCGCCGGCGGCCGGCACGCCCTGCGTCATCGGGTACTACGATGGCGACCCGAATTTTCCGTTCATCCAGGATATTCGTTGGAGCCAGACGCCCGAGGCCGAGCTCGAGGAGTTCGTGATCCAGCTCAACGCGACGACACAACTCAAGATCGACAGGCAGGGCAACCTCTGCCTGTGCGCGGACGCGGCCGGCAAGTCCGGGGACAAGCTGGCCAAGTCCGTGCTGATCGAGGTCGGCGAGGCCGGCAAACTCGTTTTCCGGGCTCCCGAAATCTGGACCTTCACCGATGGCGGCGGGGGCGGCAGCTACGACGCCTGTCCCGTCGAGTTTCGGGCATCCACCAAGGCGAAAGGATGAGCACCAACGCCACCGATCTTTTCGGGCGGGACATCGCCCTGGACGGCGACTGGCAGCCCGTCGTCCTGGCCGATGGCACGCTGTCGCTGTGCGACGGCACGGACACGGCCAACCAGGACATCGCCTTGCGGCTCTATACCGTGCTCGGCGAGCTCTTCTACGACGTGGAATTCGGCAGCCTGGTCATGATGTTCGTGCGGGACGAGTCCACGCCGCTTTCCCGGGCCGCCCTGTGCGCCGAGGTGGCGCGGCGCATCAACGGCGACCCGGCAGTCAAGGTCGGGTCGGCCACCTGCACCGTGCGCAAGTGGGACGAAACCCAAGTGCAGTGCGCCGCTTCTTTCACGCTCATAACCGATACCCATCCCAGCAACATGGCGTTTTCCATCGACGTGGCGACCATGACGTTGCGGGTGGAGGATCTGGTGTCCGATGTCCATCCCCGTTAGCAAGACCCTCGACGATGTGCGCCAGGCGCTGTTCGCGCGCCTGGGGGAAATGCACGAGGAGTATGCGGCGAAGGGGTGGCTGCCGCGCGCCCTCAACCTCAACAAAGGGGTGCTTCGCGGCCTCATCGAGCTGTGGGCCTGGGGGCTGTATGCGCTCTACCAGTTTCTCTTCGCCATCCTCGAGCAGGCTTTTCCCGCTTCGGCCACGAAGTTGTGGCTGGATCTGCACGCCAGCCAAGTCGGCTTGACCCGGTTGGCCGCAACCAAGGCCCAGGGCAAGGTCACGTTCACCGGTGCGCAACAGGGCAACATCGTTATCCCCTCCGGGCGTATCGTCAAAACCCTGCCGGATGGGGCCGGAAACGTCTACCGCTACGTCACCGCGTCCCCGGCCGTGCTGCCGGACGGAGCCACCCAGGTGGACGTGCCCGTGGTCGCCGAGGAGTACGGCCGGTCCGCCAATGTGGTGGCGGGCTCCATCACCGAGATCACGACGGTGGTGCCGGGCATCACGGCCGTGACCAACCCCGAGGATTGGCTCACCAGCGAAGGCGCTGACGAGGAAACCGACTCCGCGTTGCAAAAGCGGTATGCGTTGCGGTGGACCGGCAACAACGCCCTGACCAAATACGCCTACCAGCTCTGGGCGCTGTCCGTGCCCGGCGTCATCGCCGTCACCGTGTTCGACCAGCACCCCAGGGGCCAGGGCACCGTGGACATCGTGGTCAAAGGGGCGGCCGGCCTCCCGACGCAGGCCCTGCTTGCCTCCGTGCGCGACTACGTTGCCCAGTACCAGCCACAAAACGACGATGTCCTGGTCAAGTCTCCGGTGGGCTACCCCGTATCGATTGTCGTGACGCTGCTGTTGGTGTCGGGCGGCGCGGACGCCATCAAGGCCGAGGCAGAGACCCGCATCCGGGCCATGTTCCTGGACCCCTCGCCCGTTCCGGACGTCTCGCCCATGCAGGTCGGCGACGACCTGACCCGGGACCGTCTGACCCACGTGCTCATGGCCATCGCCGGCGTCAAGCGATTGCGCATCGCCCTGCCGGCGGCCGACGTGACCATCCCCCATGACGGTCTGGCCGTGCTCAACGGCGTCTCGGTCGCGACCGAGTGGGCCGAGGAGGCGTGATGGGCGTCATGTGGGATTATCTCCGGGGCCTGGGCTGGAACCTCATCCAGTTGCGTCGCGGCGCGCTGGCCATGCTGGCCGAGGGCGGCGGGACCGCCCTGGACGACGTGCGCGAGGCCATCCTTTGGCTGCGCGCCCAGTTCAATCCCGAGACCTGCGAGACGCAATATCTCGACGTCCATGCCCGGTCCCGGGGCATCACCCGCGCCCCGCGCGAGCCGGCCGGCAAGTACAAGGTTCGCGTGGTCAAGGCTTTTCCCTGGCACTACCAGGGCGGCAAGCAGCTCGGCCTGCCGCAGATCCTGGCCTTGTACGGCTACGACGCCACGGTGATCCCCTTCCGGACCATCGATCCGGAGCGGTGGGCGGAATTTCTGGTCGAGGTCGAGCGGACGTCCTCCATGACGTCCGAGGATCGCCGGCTCTTGCTGTGGGCCATCAACGACCAGAAGCAGGCCACCGCCAAGCTGGCCGATCTGCGCGTTGTCACCTCCCTGCCCCTGGGCCTCGATCTTTCGCTTGCCCTTACGGCGGAGCAGTGTCTGACGCTGCCCATGCGCCTGCGCCTCGAGGACTGCTACGATGTGGTGCCGGCCGACGTTCATGCCGCCGACCTGTCCAGCATGGGCCTGTCCCATGATGCGGACAGGACGTTGCCGTTTTCCCTCTTGCCGCCGGTTTCCGACCGCTATGGCCTGGACGCTTTTCCGCTCTTCGACGAGATGCCGGCAGATTTCGCCCCCTGCGATCTGACCATGGAGGTCGCCCATGTCTGATGTCGTCACCGAATGGAAGCGGACGGCGATTCTCCCGTTATTCTACTGGAAAATGGCCAGGAGCTTTTGCGATCTGCTTCCGTGTCCTCGCATCAAGAAATTCAAGCTGGGGTTCGGATACGTGGACGAGTCCGGTACGACGCCGGTGTTTTTGCCCATCCCCGACGATCTGGCCGACATCCCTGAGGCATTCTTCGAGGGTGTGCCCGAGGCGGCCGCATCCGAGGGCCGGGCGCTCTTTTCCTGCGTCGTGCCGACGGGCTCCGTGGCCGCGCCCACCCGGTGCTCCATGCTTGGACTCTACGACCAGGACGGGGACCTGGTCGCGGTCGGCCAGTTCCTGCCGGACTGGATCACGCCGGATGAGTCCAACATCTTCCGGCCGTTGATCGATTTTCCCACCACGACGGGAGGCTGATTGTGCTGACACCTGACATTCGTTGGAAGGAGCCCTACGTCTCGGCCGGGCTCAACCGCAAGCTGGCCGACGTGCTGCCGGCCGGGGTGTACTGGGGCTACGAGGTCGCCCCGGCCGGGGGACTGCTGGTGCGCGTCTGGCCCGGCGACGATCCCGACTATCCCGACTCCGTGGCCGTGGCGGACCGCGACGGCTACTCGGTCACGGTGCGCCAGTCCGGCGAGGACACGGTCAACATGGCCGGGCGGGAGGGCGGCACTGCCTACGTGGTCCTGGAAATGGCCTACGCGCCCAACCAGGAGACGGTCGCGGCCCTTCTGGCCGTCGTGGAGCCCGCCGAGCACCATGTGGTTCTGGCCAAACTCGCGATCCCCGCCGGAGCAACAGCGATCACAGCCGACATGCTCGATTTCACGCCGCGCACACTCGGCAATCCGGCTCTCCTGGCCATGGGCTACGCGTCTTCGCTCATGGCCGTCATGACCAGCAACATCGACCTCAACGCGCGTCTGACCAACCTTGAGGCCTGGGCTATGGCCAAGGGCTACGACGCGAGCACCCTGTATTAAGGAGCGCAGCCATGCCCCATGTAAACGACAGCCTCAAAGCCATGAACGACGCCTTGTCCGCGCTCCAGGCGCGCGTGGACCTCGTGCTGTCCTCCCGGGCCGGCATGACGGCGGCGGAATTCGAGGCCCGCATCCGCGCCGCCACACAAGAGGCCATCGACGCCGTGCTGGCCCAGCTCGCCGGGCTCGACGTCTCGGTGATCCAGGTGCGGCAAGTATTTTTGCGCAAGGTAATGGGGCAGATCAATGCCTACGGCCCCGACCGCTACCTGTTCGAATACTTCGACGACGCCTTTTCCGTCGCCGACAAGTTTACGCTCTCCGGCGTCATCACCACGGCCGGCGACAATTCCATGGACGTCGCATCGACAGTAGGCATCGAACCCGGCCGCGAATACGTCGTGGAAACCCCCGAACGGGCCGTGACCATACGGATACGCGACATTCTGTCCGTGACCAGGTTCCGGGCTACGACGCAACTGCCGTACAGCATGACCGACGCCACGTTGCGGCGGACGAACTGGACGTGGGGGCAGAACCAAGCCACGGCCAAGGCCGGCCAGACCTACTACAGCAAACTGCTGTCCCTCGGCGACCTCAACGCACACAAGGCCCTCGTCATCCGCCGGGAGGTCTCCGCCGCCATCTTGCGCGTGTTCTACCGCGAAAAGGATCTGACAACATGGACCGAGGCGCTTTGGGCCTGGCGACGGGACCACACGTATGTGTTGGCCGACTTCGGCCTCAATACCGCCGGCCCGGCCGAAGGCGAAGAGGACTTCGAATACGTGCTGCCGGTGTCCGGTCTGTTCGAAGTCAAAATCGTCTGCGAGCTCCCCGAGGGAGTGGACCCCGCCACCGCTGTCACGGTCAAGCATATCGTCGGCCTGGGCGCTGTCTCCGCTCTTGGCGGCGCGACGAACCCCGACAACCCGATTGAGGACATCCCAGGCGCGGTGGGATTGCCGGCGGCGTCCGCTGCCGATGCCGGCAAGGTGCTGACGGTGTCGGCGGAGGGCAAACCTGTTTGGGGGCAGACGGTGCAGCGTCTTGCCCTCATCTACGGCTAGGGAGTCTCGCCGATCTTAATTGATGCTTTGATATTCCTAAGTAAACAGGAGACGGTATGGCGTTGAAAAAATGGAGTCTGCCTGGCGTCGTGGCGAACACCGTCACGGATCTTGTCGTGCCAATCGCCGGCAAGGAGGTGCTCGTATTGAGTCTTATCGCGTGCAACACCAGTACGACAGGCGACGCCGACGTCACGGTCTATCTCACGGATTCGTCCAACACGATCAAATCAACGATCCTGCGCATGTTGTTGAATCCAGGGGACTCCGTCCATATGGACGACAAGATCTGCCTTGGGGCGGCGGCGTCTCCGGACAAAATCCGCGTCAAATCCACCTTCTCGGCCGTGTCGTTCCTGGCGTCCGGCGACGAGTCGTAACCATAAAGGAGTCGTCAATGGGCATCTACAAATTCTCGTATGCACCAAGTGAAAGTAGCTGGAGCTACGAGTGGACTCCTGGGGCGGATTTGGCCAACCTCTATGCCCTCTATCCATCGCAGGGCAATGTGACGATCTCGGAGCCCACCAACATCGTCACCACCGAGGACGGCCCGGTGCAGGTGGCGGCATATGATGACCTGACCGTCAACGCCAAGCTCTCCACGACCAAGCGTTGCCGGGGCCTCATCCTCCTGTACCGCAATATACACATTGGCGCGGCCGGCGACATCAGCATGACCGGCCGGGGAGCCAAGGGACATGGTGGCTGGGTGGTCGATGACCTAACTGTGCCCGAGTCGGTCACCATCTCCGGACGATACGGCTCTCCGCAGGCGGTCCTCAGACTTATTGGCGAGCGAGGCTGGTATATCGGCGACCCCAACCTGTGGTCCAGCCCTCCGCCGGATTTGGCGGCGTTTGGAGTGGCGGCGACGATCGTCAAAGGGGCGGCACTGGTCAGCGCCGCCGGATGTGGCCGAGGTGCCTCCGGTGTAAAGTCGGCAGGGGCAATCACAGGATCGCCGGGCCAAGCTGGGACCGACGCACCCGGAGGCGGTGCCTCCGGCGGCGCTTATGGACAAGGATCCAGCTATGTTGCCCAGTCCGCCGGTGGAGGCCGGGGCTACCCATGGGGAGGTGGCCCAGCCTCCGGCCCAACTGGGCATAACGGAGGTGCCTACTCGTGTGATTCCGTTCCCCCAGGGGGCACGTCCTCCGAGGTCGGCCAATACTGTGGCAAGGGCGGCGATGCCGTGTACCAAATGACCGGGGGAGGCAGTGCAGGCAATCCTGGCGGGCGTGGCCTCACCGATTATGGAGGATCAGCCGAGTACGGCAAAGACGGAACAGGCGGCATCCTGATCGGCATTGGCCATGGCAACACGTCTATAGATGCTGGCGGTGTTGTTCAGGCGGATGGGATGAAGGGAGGCGATGTTGTGTCTGTAGCGAGCTATTCCGCAGTTGCTGGTTCTGGTTCTGGCGCTGGTCGGGTGTTGCTTGCCTATTCTGGGTCATGCACCAATAACGGTACAGTGCGAGCCGGGGGCGGTCCTGAAGGCGTTGCGTCTGGGCCAGGGACCAACATTAATGGAGCTCCCGGCGGCGCAGGGGGTGTTGCCGTCAAGCCCTTCACGGAAATGGGCTGGGTAGCCTAGGAGACAACTATGAATATCATCATGTTGCATAGCAACCTGTCTGCCGACTCCCGTGCTCTGGTGGCCAGCCTCGGCGTTGCAATCCCCGAGGGTGACGACGTGGCCGTGACCGTGGGGTCCGACACGGTGCGGATCATATCGGATCACAGTGCGGCCGTGGGCATCTGCCTGGCGTTTCCAGGCTATCCCACCGCCCTCATCGGCGAAGGGGAGACGCAACGAATGTTGCCGTTCCCCTCTTCCTGGGGCGCGGTTGTAGCCTGGGCGGGTGCCGTGTCAGAAACCCCGACCGAAGCGCCGGAGGCATCCATAACGATGTCGGTAACCGCGTTCCTCGAGCGCTTCACGAACGAGGAACTGTTGGCCTCGCGAGCGCTGGCCAGGACGGACAATGTAGTGGATCTGTTCTGGGCTCGCCTCCTGGGCGCGGACATCATCGATCTGGCCTACCCTCCCGTCGTCGCCGGCGTGCGGTATCTCGTCGGCAAATTGCCCGGGTTCGATAGCGCGCGGGGCGACGCAGTGTTGGGGGTGGTGGCGACCGAGACGGACGACACGACGTCCGACGCACCCTCGACCGGCGAGGCAGGCGACACGGAGGAGACCACGACAACCCCGGAGGCAGGCAACGAGTCAGCCGAGGCCGGAGCATAGCATGGCCTGGCGCATTCTCTGCATCGACGGCGGTGGCATCCTGGGGCTGATTCCCGCTCTCGTCCTGGCCGAAATCGAGGCCCGGGCCGGAGTTCTCGCCGGCAAGCTCTGCGACCTGGTTGCCGGCACCTCGACGGGCGGCATCATTGCCTGCGCCGTGGCCGCCGGCATCCCAGCCAAAAACGTAGCCGAGCTCTACCGTCGTCGGGGCAGGGAGATATTCTCTCGGTCCTTGCTACATTGCCTCGTCACGGGCTGGGGGTTGTGGGGGCCGCAGTACGGAGCCGCCGGCATAGAGGCCGCCCTGGCCGCCGTTTTCGGGGACCGCCGCCTCTCTGATTGCGGCCCGGCCCTCTTGGTCCCTGCCTACGACATCGAGGCCCGGACCTCGACCTTTTTCAAGTCCGCCAAGGCCGACGACGCGCGCCGGGACTTTTACCTTCGCGACGTCTGCCGAGCGACCAGCGCCGCCCCGACCTATTTTCCCCCGGCACGCATCACCTCCCTGGCCGGCGAGACGGCAGTCTGTGTGGACGGCGGCCTCTACGCCAACAATCCGGCCGCCTGCGCCCTGGCCCAGGCGGCCAAGGCCGGGAGCCCGGACGGTGTCGTCATGCTCTCCCTGGGCACGGGGCAAAAGGAGTGGCCCTATCTCTATGAGGAGGCCCGCCGCTGGGGTGCGGCCAGATGGTTGCGACCGTTGATCGATTGTATGTTCGACGGCCAAAGCGACGTCGCGGCCCACCAATGTCGGGCGCTCCTCGGGGATCGTTGCGTCCGGCTCCAACCGGCGTTGCTCCGCGATCTGGCCATGGACGATGCCAGCGACAAGGCTCTGGCCACCCTGGAGGCCTTGGCCCGGGGCCTGATCGCCGAACGGGACGCGGAGTTGGATCGGATTTGCTGGATGCTGAAGTCCAATAAGCCTAAGTAATTGACTTAATCTTTTGACTCATCTTTTGTGGCAGTTTTTTTAGAATGTCTGGACACCCAGGCAATTCCACCGATGAAGACAACCAGCATCACCAGCACGAGTAAGTCGTCAGATTCCATAAAATTAACCATTCCGAAATGTTATAAATTCTGTCCAAAAATCTAATCTCTTTAATTACACATATGAAATGAATTGGCAATTGCCTGGAAAGTATCCACACAAGGAGAAATATTGGCATAACATGCCAACATAATTAATAAAATTGAGATGTCAGGAAAAAGCGGAGCAGGCGGGACGTGAGAAGGACGTCCCACTGGCCCGGCGGAGCAGCGCCGGACCACCGGCTTGCGCCAGCTGCTCCCTCCCCTGGGGGACCAAGGGTGACGAGGGCGTAGCAGGCACGGGCGCAACAATCAATATGGACTCATGAGAGAGATACGATGCGGTAATTGCGGCAAGTTACTGGCCCGGGGAGAGGCGTTAGACCTCTCCATCAAATGCCCCCGCTGTAACGCGGTCAATCACGTGAGGGCCGCGAGCCCCGACCGAGAGAGCCCGAGAGCCCCAGCCATGGAGCCCTCACGTGGACAAACGCAAAACGATCTTTGACAATGGCATATTGTACCGGGGCGACGCCTTGAGCGTGCTGCGCGAGTTGCCGGACGCCTCGGTGGATGCCGTACTGACCGACCCGCCGTATTCGAGCGGCGGGTTGCATGCCGGCACGCGTCGCTCTGATCCTGCCCAAAAGTACCAGCGCAGCG